GTATTGGCCTCATTGGTATAAAAAAATGTGTGATAAGTATGAGCAGGCATACGTAGATGAACATTATTCTTTTGAAGAGTGTTTAGATGACTGGAAGATAGTTCACTGGGCTTGGCAGGAGGGAAACCATAGTCAGTATTGATCTATGCCCATCAATTATTTTCGCCGGCGCAAATAACACTTGACAAGCAATTAAATTGTTGCTATAATATATAAATGACAACTACAGCAATCCCGGCCGATGGCATTGAGGGCATGTTGATCTGGGTGCATGGTCTAGACAGATTTATGTTTAGAGTTTACAATCCAAATCACACATTCAAAGATTATGACATCGACCACAGTGACCTTTGCGTGACCATCAAAGATCAAGACGCTTACTTTTATGAACACGATAACGGGCTACTGACACTAGATCATAGCCCGGACACATTAGGCCACAATAAGAAATAAGAATATGCGTTATATAACCAATCAATTTCATTCAGTAGTCCTTCCCTATGAAGAAGGAATGATTGAATGGCTACACGAAAATTATCCAATGTCTAAATATTATATTGTAGAGGTAAATGACGATGAAATTTAAGAAAAAACCAGTTGTTATTGAAGCCGTAAAATTTGAGTATACCACTGTGGGTATCGACCGTTTAAGAGAGTTTTGCGGTAATAGACTTGGCAACGTTACTCAAGCGCGGCACATCAATGCTAAAGCAGAGGCCGAAATTGCCACCTTGGAAGACGGTGTAAAATTAAAAGTAGTTCACATTGCAACCGAAGGTGATTGGATTATTAAAGGTATACAAGGAGAGTTGTATTCCTGTAAATCAGACATTTTTGAGCAAACATATGAAAGATGTACTGAATGACTAATCAACACACTGATCTAATATATCGCCTACGTGAGAGGGCTAGGATCAGGCGTCAAATTCCATCTCGTAAATCGGTTGAAGAGGGCAAACCTGACAGGATTTCTGATCTGCTAGAAGAAGCTGCCGCCGTTATAGAAACATTGACCGTTACTGCTGCACCACTGCAAAGAAATCCACCTCCCCCGCCAATGTCTGATGAAATGTATGCTGCCCTAGACCGAGGAGATTATCAACAATCAATGGGAATATAATGTGTAGGGTTGATAAAGAAAAAATCTCCCTTGACAAATAATACAAACTCTGTTACAATACGGTATATTAAATAAAAGGAGTTTCAATGTCGGCCTCGTGGATAAACAAGCTAATTGAGAGTGATAGCCGCCTTCATAAAGAAGATGTCATCAAGCAAGCCCTAGAAGCGGCTACCTTGGGCAGTACTAATGCTCAGACTTTTTTAGAACTCACCAACTTTTGTTATAACCCATACATTACGTTTGGGGTAAAACAGATTCCCTCAACTATTCTTATCACCGAAGCTGAAAATCCTTGGGAAGAATTCAAAGAATTGCTTGTTCAACTCAGTCTTCGTGGTCTCACTGGTCACGCAGCACGTGATGCTATCGAGGATATTAGTGGGCGATTTGATAGCGCAGAATGGAATACCTTCTGCGCAGCGGTAATCAGGCGTGATTTGAGGGCAGGTGTCAGCGATAAGACCATCAATAAAATCTGTAAGAAAACTGAGTACGAGATTCCAATCTTTGGGTGTCAACTAGCAACCAATAGCGAGGGTAGGCCTGAGATGAAGGGCATCAAGCGCCTTGAGCCTAAACTTGACGGTGTGCGTGTATTGCTGACCGTGATCCCTAGCGACAGTGGATTGACTACCATCTGTTTTAGCCGCAATGGCAAACAGTTTGAGAATTTTCAACACATTGAAGAACAAGTCCGAGATAACTTTCTTAAACTATGCCGTGCTGCGAAGGGTACTGATCAAGGGCGTGCCATGGCTAATGGAGTAGTATTTGACGGTGAAGTGATTGGTAATACATTCCAAGAACTAATGCGACAGGCCCGTCGTAAAACAGATGTCCAAGCCGAAGATAGCGTTTTTAATATCTTTGATGTTATTCCCTTGCAAGAATTCCGTGAAGGACATTGGAATGCTCAACTAAATCAGCGTATTCAACTACTTGAGGCAATGCGTCCCGTAATTGATACTATGCCCAATGTTGAATTATTGCCGCATATTATGGTAGACCTTGACACCGCTGCCGGAAAAGATCAATTGGAACGGTATGCAAAAGATCAGGTCAATGCTGGGTTTGAAGGTATTATGATTAAAAATGTGGATGCTCCATATGAATGTAAGCGTAATACGTTTTGGATGAAATGGAAACCTACTATCACAGTTGATCTGGAGGTAGTGGGTGTTGAAGAGGGTACTGGAAGAAATCTTGGCAGATTGGGTGCATTAGTTTGTGCCGGAGAAGATGACGGAAAAGAAATTACCGTCAATGTTGGTAGTGGTTTTAGCGATATTGACCGAGATAGTCTTTGGGCTGACCGTAATATGATTATTGGTACAACTTGCGAGATTTTGTGTGATGTGATTACCCGCAATATGGACGGAACATACTCACTACGTTTTCCCCGCTTTGTGCGCTTCCGTCTCGACAAGTAAGTTATTGCGATGAAGACCGTAGCTGAATACTTTGCCGAAAACAGATACAAACCAAAATACTTTCTAGGTGACCGAGTTACTGGCAAATGGAATAAGATTCCATTTGTTGGTACTGTTGCTAATGATAGTGTAGTTAGTGATACTGAAGGTCCAAAAATCAGTATCTTTTTAGATTTGCCGATCAAATACAAAAATAACATCCATACGATTATAGTTGCCAAACATCGGGATGTGAAATATTTTAAATAGGATATAATATGGAAGCGCACGAATTAGTTGGTAAATCTTATGTATTTCCAGATGGAAATAGTATTTCTGTCTTTCAAGTTAAAGAGAGAGATGGGTTGGAACTATTTGTTACCTATCATATTCAAAATGGGCCCGGCATCCCTAGAAAGCACGTATTATCTATGAACGAGTTTATGGACTATTATGGCCATCTATTCCAAGATCCAGTAATAACTGATGATACTTGATGAGAGTTAAATAGTCTAAATACTCTATGGCTATTAATCGTATCTTAACTTTCTCCAATCTCGTATTATTCACTGCACTCTCATTAAGCGCCATTGCCGCTTGGTATAGCATTTTAGGCTTGATGGCAATATTCGCCGCAGCCGCCATACCCATTATAATAATGGGCGGTTCATTAGAGATAGCAAAGGTTGTAACAACAGTATGGCTACATCGCTATTGGGCTATGGCCAGCTGGACTATTAAAAGCTACTTAGTTCCTGCTGTATTTGCGTTAGCATTTTTAACCAGTATGGGAATATTTGGGTTCCTAAGTAAAGCTCACTTGGATCAAGGTGTACCGGCAGGTGATGTTATTGCTAAAGTAGCAATATTTGATGAAAAGATTAAAATAGCAAAGGACAATATAGATGTCAATCGCAAGGCGCTCAAACAGATGGATGAGGCAGTGGATCAGGTCATGGGCCGCTCATCAGATGAAAAGGGTGCCGATAAAGCGGTACAGATTCGTAGAGGACAGCAGAAGGAACGTAGCAGACTACTCGCCGATATCGAAGCCGAGCAGAAAAAAGTTAGCCGGCTTGTGGAAGATCGAGCGCCCGTGGCGGCAGAGGTTCGCAAAGTTGAAGCAGAAGTTGGACCAATCAAATACATAGCAGCATTGATCTATGGGGACAACCCGGACAGCAATACATTAGAGCGGGCAGTAAGATGGGTGATCATCCTAATTGTGTGCGTGTTTGACCCATTGGCGTTAACATTGGTTATCGCCGCTAATACCAGCCGTATTTGGGAAAGAAAAATAGAAGAGGATAAGAATACAAAAAATCTTATCCCGCCAAGTATAGACCTCGTTATTCCTGCGATACCTGACTTGATTGATACTGTAACTGACAAACCCATTACCGAACAAGCGGAAGAGGTATTTGATTCGGCGCCTATAAATGAGTTTGATATCGCCCAACATCCATACTTGTTCTTTAAGGATAAAGGATTTCCCGAGCAATCGCCCGAGCCTCAAAGCAAGCCAGACTGGCCCACTGAGTGGCAAGAAGAGCCTGAAGTGGAAGAAGTCATAGTTAAAGAGAGTGTGTCGGAACCTGTCATTAGTGAGCCAACTGTTGAGCCAGAAATTGTTATCACGATACCGCCTGTTAACATAATAACTGACGGAGTGACTACGGAAAAACCTTATAAGGAAATGCAACATGGATATGTTTCTTTTGAAGGTAAACATATGCACAAAAATGTGTTGCGAGAAATTAAACCAGAATTTTTTAAACTGACTGCTGACTCCGCAACCAAAATCAGTACCAATTTTGGTATAAAATTTCCTCAAATTTCTAGTAAAGGTGATATCTTTGTAAGGGTAGATGCATTGCCAAACCGTGTTTACAAGTTTAGTGGTTCTAATTGGATAGAGATTAACAAATCCCAAACAGATTCCTATTTACAAGATGAAGAATATATCCAATTCCTTATCAGCAAGATAGATAGTGGGGAATATGATATAGAACTATTATCGGAAAATGAAAAAGCTCAACTAGAAGAGTTCTTGAAGAACCAAAAAACTTGACTTTAATACAACAATGTGATATACTACTGGTACTTAACAAACTATCGGAGTTTACTATGAAATTCAAAGTCCTTGTATTGGTTAGTGCTATTATGCTAGCAGGCTGTTCTTCTGCACCAAAGAAGGAAGGCCTTGAAGCTGGACCCATCACCCCTATTAGTGCCCAACAACTGAGCACTAGTTTTAAACGCCAAGGGGTTAAAATTGAATGGGATTGTGCTTGGGGAACAGGGCTATTTGAAAGTACCTGTGTTAAAAATAGCATTAAATCAATTGAGGTTACTGGATACGCAAGTTCGTTTGGTAATAGTGAGGTGATGCGTGAACAGGCCTTTAAAGTTGCCCACGATACTGCTCTTGACAAGCTTATCCGATTTGTGCGGCAAGATATTGTTAGTACTCGGGTAACTGCAACTATGTCTAAGAATATTGAAAAGGCGCAGGATCGGGTTAAACATCGTATCAAAGCGGATGAGGAAATATCAATGTCTGATGATGAGGCTTCTAAAGATACCAATTGGGCTGTACGTGAAAACACGAATAACACAGTCAGGGACCTCAATGAAACTATTCGCACAAATGCACAAGGTGTGATCCGTGGTGCGAGGTCGGTAGATGAGAAAATTGTAGATCGCCAAACAGTAGCAGTAACTCTACGCTGGGATGCTAATGGTGATAAGGCCGCAGAATATCTTCGTAAGCGTTTCGTTACCAACTAAGTATGAAAAACTTACTGCTAGCATTGTGTTTAATGCTATGTTCAGGTGCAACTATTGGTCAGCAATCACATACCATTAGAGTTAGTGGTAATGGTAATTCATTTGAACAAGCTAAACTAGATGCGTTTAAGATTGCGATTGAGCAGCACGTGGGATTTATCGTATCCTCAGAGCGTGAAGTACACAATCTAAAACTAGCAAGAGAAGAAATTCTAGTGTATAGTTCAGGCTATGTTGATAACTATACAATTATATCACACCTGCAAGTAGGCAACACTACAGTATTGGTGGTGGATGTGGCAGTGGCATCTAGTAAGATAGCAAACCGAATTCTCTCACATTCATCTAGTATCCATCAATTTAATGGTGATCGGCATTCAGCACAGTACCAAACTTATTTAGCCAACCGTAATAGCGGAGACAATTTGCTACATTCAGTGATAGCTGATTATCCAAAACACGCATTTAATATTGAGCAAAAACCCTATTCTCTACACGTTGATACATTCCGAAATGCAGTTATTGTAATACCCTATCAACTGAGTTGGAATTATAATTATATAGTATCATTGAGTTCGGTGTTGGCTGCATTGCATGAAGGTAGGCAGGGATTTTT